ACGGGCCTGTCGATCCCGCCGTGATGGCGCGTCGGATGCGGCGCTACGCCGACACCGGCGTGTGGGAGCTGGGCTGGGGACCGATGCCGCCCCCGAAAAGCGAGGCCGCATGACCCCGCTCGACCACAACCTGACCCGCGTTCTCTACCCGATCCTCTGCGATCTGGTGCTGGCGGCCAACAGGTCCGGCCACCTGACGCCAGCCAAGGCGGGGCAAATGGCCAGCAAGCCCACGGCCCAGGCGGTCGAGGCAGTCACCAATGAACTGAAGCGGATGATCCGCGTGGAAGACGGGAGGGGGAAGACCAATGGCTAAGCCGCCGAAGAAGGGCCGGGCCACCCGCGCCGAAATCCTGGCTGACATTGAGCGCCAGCGTCTGGAGAAGGCGGCCGCGCGCCGAGAGGCCAACAGGCTCGCCGTCACAGGGGCTGAGGTGCGCGTGGTGGAGGAGAGGGAGGAGCAAGAGGTGGGCCCGGCGAAGAAGGCCTATGTCGTCCGCGCCCGGCGCGTCGATGTCTTCCAGCACCTGTTGGAGCGTCAGGCCCTGGCGCAGGACAGCTTCGACGCCGTTCGGGCCTATGAGCATGATGTGGCCTTCGCTCTCGGTCACACCACGCCGGAGCGCAAGCCGGACTGGATCAAGGGGTCGTGTGACGGCAAGCCCGGCCAGAACATCAGTCAGGCCCAGGTCGAGGCCTCCCGCCGGATGCAGTGGGTCCGCGACCGCCTCCCGCCGCGCGACTTCCGGCTGCTGGAGCACCTGCTGATCAACGGCTCGGCTCACAAGGGCCAGTGGCGCAAGACGGTGGAGGTGATCACGGGGGAGCGCATGGACCACGCCCAGACGGCGGCGGTTCGGCTGATGGCGGACAACGTGCGGGACATCCGCCAAGCCATGCCCCGCAGAGAGGTGAAGCAGGCCGCATGAACAAGGGCAGATGGAAGAACCACGCCACGACGGTTCGCTACGCGGAAGAGCTTCTCAAGGGCGGGGCGGAAGGCGTGGTCGTAATCAAACGCGCAGCCCTGCGTGAACTGGTTCAGTGCGCGAAACGAGGCCTCTATGCCGACAAGGCCACATGATGTTGGGGGCTTCGCTTTTTGTTCTCACAAGGGGTTGACCCTCGGAGTACTCGGCAGTATGCCTAATCACTAGGATGCGCCAGTTGCGCGCTCCGGGTTTGAGTGTCTTCGCTCACCTTCGCGGCAGGCTTGCTCCCCCCTCGGGCCTGCCGCGCCTTATTGGCCCGAACGGGCAACACCAATCGGACGGGCCGTGTCCTCACCGCTGGAAGGTCGGGATAATCGCCCCGGTAACCGGCCTGTCCGGCCATCAACAACCCCCGCCACGCCTCTCAACGATGCGCACCTGGCGGGTTACTCTTCGCCTTCGTAGCTCAGCCGGTTAGAGCGCCCGCCCCATAAGCGGGAGGTCCGAGGTTCGACTCCTCGCGACGGCACCACCTTCGCCACCGCACCGGACACACAGCACCGTTCACCTAGCGCAAAGCCGGAGAGCGTGTGGCGAACCTTCTTTCAACCGCGCCTATTCTCGCCGGGTCCAGAACCGATCAAGGCCGGCCAAAGACGACGACACCTTAGGCTGTGAAGGCCACCGTGGCGCGGAGCCGCACGAGGGGACCTAGCCCCGACGACTGCGGCTGGATTGCGGGAAGGGCGTCATATCGGATCACCTGACCATGTGCGGCGCTACGGCAATGGCTGGATCAGGCGGCTCGCTACTATCGGAGATCGTCCATGGTCCCCATGAAAGCCCTCGTCGGCTTCTCCCTGCCTGACGGCTCGGCAGCCGCTGGCGCCACCTTCAATGCCACGGATGCAAAGGCGGCTGACCGCCTGGAGGCGGCTGGCGTTGCGGAGCGGGTGAAGCCTGAGGCCCAGACCGCGCCGAAGGCCGAAGCGAAGTCGGATGGGCGCCCTTAAGTAACAGCCGCCATGAGCGGTTCGGTAGCGGCGTCTGATTGAAAAACAATCAAAGGAAATCAAACGATGGCCCGAGGAGGCGCACGCCCCGGCGCTGGCCGTCGTAAGGGCACACCGAACAAGGCGACAGTGATCGTGAAGGACGCGGCCCAGGCGTTCACCGAGGACGCGCTGAGCACGCTCGCGGGGATCATGAAGGATGGCACCCAGCCCGCCGCCGCGCGCGTCGCAGCCGCCAATGCGTTGCTGGACCGGGGTCACGGCAAGCCGAAGCAGTCGCTCGACATCGATGCCCGCGTGACGACGCCCAAGACGCTCAACGACTTCTATGGCGGCGACGCTTAATCCAGCCCTGCGGGATTTCTGGCTGACGCCAGCCCGCAACCGGGTCCTGAAGGGCGGACGGTCGTCATCGAAGAGCTGGGATGCAGCGGGGTTCGCGATCTTCCTGGCTGCGAACTATCGGGTCCGTTTCCTCTGCACTCGGCAGTTCCAGAACAAGATCGAGGAGAGCGTTTACACCCTCCTCAAAATCCAGATCGAGCGCTTTGGTCTGAAGGCCGAGTTCACGATCCTCAACAACCGGATCGTCCACAACACGACCGGCTCGGAGTTCATCTTCTACGGCCTTTGGCGCCACATCGACGAGATCAAGTCGCTCGAGGACATCGACGTTTGCTGGATCGAAGAGGCCCACAACCTCACGAAGGCGCAATGGGAGATCCTGGAGCCAACAGTCCGTAAGGACGGGCCGCAGTTCTGGATCATCTTCAACCCCCGGCTGGTGACGGACTTCGTCTACCGCCGCTTCGTCACCAACACCCCGCCCGACACGATCGTTCGGACGATCAACTACACCGAGAACCCATTCCTCTCATCGACCATCCTGAAGGTGATCGAGGCCAAGAGGACCGAGGACGAAGAGGAATACCGCCACGTCTATCTCGGGGAGCCTCGGGAAGACGACGACGCGGTCATCATCAAACGCTCCTGGATCATGGCGGCTATCAACGCGCGGCATGTCCTGGGCCTACCCGCAACCGGGCGCCGTCGGATCGGCTTCGACGTGGCGGATGGCGGCGACGACAAATGCGCAACCGTCGAGGCTCACGGCATTGAGGCTGTTCGAGTCGATGAATGGAAGGCCGGCGAGGACGAACTGCTTAAGTCGGCTTCGCGGGTTCATGCTCAAGCCGTCGAGGCCGGGGCAGAGATCGATTACGACAGCATCGGCGTCGGGGCCTTTGCGGGCGCCCACTTCTCCACCCTGAATGAGCAGAAGAATGCTCGGGTCGCCTATCACAAGTTCAACGCCTCGGGCGCGATCCTGAACCCCAAGGCGCGGATTGATCCGAAAGACCCGAGGAGCCCGGCGAACGAGAACTTCTACCTCAACCTGAAGGCTCAGGCTTGGTGGGAGGTGGCGGCGCGGTTCCGCAACACGTTTAACGCGGTCACCAAAGGCATGTCGTTCGACGAGGGCGAGTTGATCTCGATCTCTCCCGACTGCGAACACCTGGACCTGCTGATCGACGAGCTTTCGACGCCACGGCGCGACTACGATGGGAGCGGCAAGGTGAAAGTTGAAAGCAAGAAAGACCTGGCCAAGCGGGACATTCCCTCCCCGAACAAGGCTGATGCGTTCGTGATGGCGTTCGCGCCGAGAGACGCTACCGGCGTCGCCCGCAAGGTAAAGGTCTGCTTCTGATGGCGGTTAACGAGCGCGATCCGGCTTGGGCGGTCCATGCAGACGCCCGGAAGAAGGTCCACGACCTGCTGAGCGGCCGCGAAGATGCGCTGGGCTATATCCGAGCGTTGCCGGGGCACGACGAGGCCACGGCGCAGCGGTTCCGCGAAGGGGCCTACTACCTGCCGGTGACGGCGCGGACGGCTGAGGCTTTCAGCGGGCTCGTCTTCGGCAAGACCCCAACGCGTTCGAACCTGACTGCGTTGGACGCCTACCTCGGCGATGTGACCGGCTCCGGCCAGGACATCGACCGCTTCGCCGAGCAGGGCTTCGACGGCATCCTTTCGACCGGCACCGTCATGGTGCTTGTCGATTACCCCGATGCTCCGGCTGGTGCGACCAAAGCCGATGCAGAGGCTGAGGGTGTTAGGCCGACGCTTAAACTGTACGACGCCACGGCGATCCTTGCGGCCCGCGTGCAGAAGGTCGGAGCGGCGCTGAAGCTCTCGCACATCCGTGTGGCCGAGCGGGTCGAGGAAAAGGACGCGGCAGACGAGTTCAAGCTCAAGCAGGTGGCGCAGGTCCGCGTTCTGGATCTGGACGAGACTGGGCGCTACCGCCAGCGGGTCTTCCGCCAGTTGGACAGCCAGTGGGTGCAGTTCGGCGACACGGTCGAGCCCAAGCGCCAGAACGCCCGGCTGAACGTCATCCCGGCCTTCTTCAGCAATCCGCGCGACGGTGAGCCCAACCCTGCCCGCCCGCCGCTGGACGACATTGCCGAAATCAGTGTCGCGCACCTCAACAATTCGGCGGCGCTGGAATGGGCGCTGCTTTGGACAGCCAACCCGACGCCGGTCTTTAAGGGGCTGGACCCGACTATCAGCGAAGTGAAGCTCGGCTCGTCCGAGGGCATCGTTCTGAGCGCTGAGGGCGACGCCAAGTTCATGGAGTTCACCGGTTCAGGCCTGTCGGAGTTGCGCCTCGCGTTGGAGGCCAAGCGCAAGGACGCGGCGCTGATGGGCGCCCGGATGCTGCTGGAAACCGGACGAGCGGCCATCGCGGCTGAGACGGCGCGGATCGAGCGGGCAGGGGAGACGTCGGTTGTATCCGGAATCGCCAATGCCCTGTCGGATTGCCTGACGAAGGCTCTGACCTTCATGGCCGATTGGGCTGGGGTGTCGTCTGAGGGCATCCAGTATTGGCTCAACACCGATCTGAACCCGGCCGGCCTCTCCGCTCAGGAATTGACCGCGCTCCTCGCGGCCTGGCAGTCGGGCGCGATCACGCTGGAAGACCTGTTCGAGAACCTGCAGCGGGCCGAGATCGTGGACCCGGCGAAGAGCTTCGAGGATCATCGCGAAGAGCTGGACGAAGAGGGCGGCGGCCTCGGCGGCTTGGAGGATGACGCGGCATGAGCAACGTCTCCAAACTTGAACTGGTCGAGGTCGGAGAGGACTTCCGGTTCGACCCCGACGTCATCCTTGAACAGGCCAAGGGGCAGGGCTTCACCCGTCTGGTGATCATCGGCGAGACCGATAACGACGACGAACTCTATGTCGCTGGGACCGCGAACGCTGGTGAAAGCCTGATCCTGATGGAATTGGCCAAGCTCCAGATCATCAAAGGCTGATGGCTTCCGCTGCCGAGCGCCTTATCGACGAGGCGGTCAAGCATCGGATCGCCCTGTCCCGCTATTCGACGGCGACCGTCCGCAAGGTGCTGGCGCTGCTGAACCGCACCGACGCTCGGCTGGTCGAGCGCATCCTCCGGGCTGACAACGAAGGCCGCGATCCGGTCCAACTCGAGCGGCTGCTGGAAGAGGTGAGGGCTCTCCAGGCTGACGGCTGGACCGTGCTGCGCGGGCGGCTCAACGAGGACGTGGCGGCTTTCGCTGACGCCGAGCGGCTGTTCACCGAGCGGATGGTTCACTTCGGACAACGGTCGGCAGGGCTGTCCACGGTCACGAACGCTCCGACGACGGCGCAGGTCGTGGCGGCAGTCAACGCCAGGCCGTTCCAAGGTCGGTTCTTACGCGGCTGGCTGGACGAGGCCGAAACGGGCGCCGCCAAGCGCGTCAGGGAGACGCTTAGGCAGGGCTTTGTTGAGGGCCGGTCAGTCACGGCTTTGGTCCGAGAGATCAGAGGGACCCGCGCGCTCCAATACAAGGACGGGGTGCTGGAGATCAGCCGACGCGGAGCCGAGGCGATGGTTCGCACGGTCTTGACCCATACGGCCGCCGTCGCATCGAAAGAGACCTACTCTGCCCTCGGCGTTGACCAGGTCCGCTTCATCGCCACACTGGACGCGCGGACGACCATCACATGCGGCGCCCTGCACAACACGGTGCATCCGCTGGAGAGCTTCCCCTGGCCGCCCCGGCACGTGAACTGCCGATCGACAACGGCGCCGGTCATCAAGGGCCTGCCGCCCATTGAGGCGCCGTCCTATTCGGACTGGCTGATGCGCCAACCGGTCGAGGTCCAGAACGAGGTCCTAGGCGTTCGCAAGGCCCAGCTGTTCCGCTCGGGCAAGCTGACGCTGGATCGGTTCGTCGACAGCAAGGGCCGCGTCCTTACGCTGGA